GCTTCATTAGGTTTGGACTCGTGTTTCTTACGGCCGCCGTACTTGGCTTTGCTTGTCTTGTCTACCTGCCCTCGCTACTTTCAATCGACCTGTGTTGGCTTACTTGCGCTACGCTTTCTGCTTACATCGCTCTACTATCCTGACCTGACCTGCTACTCCGCTCCTTAACGCCCGAGAGAAAGTGGCCGTGGCTCACTGACTCAATCGTACAAGGTTCACAAGGTGGGTTTCAGAAATTGGAGAGGCGTTTTCGCCAACATCCGTTCGTCTATCGTCACTTGGGACTTTCCTGCCTAATCCGCTCTGCTCTTGTCTCCGACTCTGAGTTCGCGTTTCGGTTGATATTTCAAAAAACTTCGTCGAGTGGTGGTGGCCCGTTGGCCGTTCGACAGGACAAACATACGACAACTTTACAAATATGCAAACTTTAGCCAAAAGAATTTTCGAGGAGCCCACGCCCCTAATAGGAATATATAGGGCTAACTGCTTGATAATCAGCACCAAAAAAAAAGTTACTTCGAAGTGAAATTTAGAATCGTTCTAAATAATACTACCTGAAAATCAACGAGTTAGTAAACCACTGAAAACCAAGTACTTACTAACAGGCTAAAACTCAGCAAGTTACAACATACTGAAACACAGATAGTTAACGTAACTACCTGATAATCAGCGTCATTTAAGATATCGTATGTACGTAATTCAGCACCTAACTGATTGAACCACAACAGCATAACCCGACCCAATATGTACCAAATACGGGCAAAAGCATACTTTTTCCATTGTAGAAACTATTAGTATAATTCCTGCCGTAATCGTTAACTGAGGCCCTGTCTACTATAGTATACTAAATAAACATACACGAAACATACAGCGAAACGTACTCGAAAAGTTTAGGGGAGTAGGTGGGATAATGTGGGGAAAAGTAGAGAGGGGATTGATGCAGGTCTGCGACCGAACACACCCACGAAAAAAAACATACGTTCAGTACACTTTTCCTACAGCAAACGACCTGAATACGTTCAGTAAACCGACGCCTAAGCGACATAGAGTAGACATACCACACAGGAGCCTACCCAAACAGGAAACGCTAAAAAGTTTGAACGTAACGTGCTGTAAACGAGGGGGTTGGGTTCAGGATTCGGTTTCGGAGTACGTCCGTCAGCGTCGCTCTTGTATAATTCTCCCCACTACACGTAGAACTCGTTGTCGAATTAAAACATATGTATCCCATAGATAAATAAAGACAACGGTGGAATACTTAAATAGCAGTTAAATAAGTATTCTTGGGGGGTATGAACTGATTGAACACACGCCACCTGTATTCAGAGTACTTTGCGAGGCTGTCGCCCTCCTTCTTTGCAGCGGCGGACTGTCGCTTGAGGCTGTCCTCTGCTGCAATCGTGTCGTAGTTACGACTCTAGGACGTTAGGTATACTGCGGTAGGTAGTGCTACTCTTGCACTACAGAGGCAAAGGTACACAAGAAATTTGACATAATCAATAGTGTGTAATACATAGTACCGACATTCGTGAGCATATAAGTAAGAATGTTTACCTTTGCTTCTATAACACAGATAGTTATGCAACTGACAGAGAACTTTTCGCTCAAAGAGCTTACGGATAGCCCGACGGCTGATAAGTTGGGGATTAAGAACACCCCGGACGAGAAACAACTCGCAGCACTTCAACTGCTCGCTGAGAAGATTCTACAGCCCCTGCGTGAGGGGATTGATAAGCCTATTAAGATTAACAGTGGCCTGCGTGGCACAGCCCTTAATAAAGCCATCGGTGGGTCAACCACCTCACAGCATTGTAAGGGAGAGGCTGCAGACCTTAGCCTTAAGTCAGTTAAGAACGGTAATGCGTTGTTGTTCCACTACATCAGAGAGAATCTTGTGTTCGACCAAATGATTTGGGAGTTTGGGACTGATGAGAACCCCGACTGGGTGCACGTGAGCTACTCAGCCAAGGGCAACCGCAAGGAGATTCTCAAGGCATACAAGCACCACGGCAAGACGGCCTACAAACTCTGGAAGCCGTGATAGCAGTTAAGAGACCAGTTGACCCCAAAGGCCAGAAGGCTGAGGTTCGCCCTGACAACAGAGCGAAGCTGGTTAAGTTTGATTGGAGTAAGATTTCTAAAAAGAAGAAAAAATGAAACCTAGAAAGTACAACGAAGGCGGTAAGATGGGCGAAGGCCAAGAGATTGAGGTGAAGAACCCCGACCTTATGGCAGCCGTTAAGCAGGTACAGGCAGCCGTAAAGGCCGCAGGTATGGAGCCTATGCACTACAAGATTAAGGCTTGCTACGAGAGCGAGGAAGAATAGAGATATGAAACCTAGGAAGTATACATCCAATGAGCCGAACGGCGAGATGATTGTCACTCAGCTGATGAGTATCAAGGAGTCAATCGATGACATCCTGATGCACATCGACGCTAAGTCCAACCTCGACCCGTGGATGGCATCTAAGGTCGCCGTGATGGAGCATAGCGTGGAGGCTATTGAAGATTACATCAAACACAACGGTAAAGGTGAAAGCAAGGAAGAGTAAGAGCGCAGAGTTCTACGCCAACAGCCCCGAGGCTAGAGAAAAGAAGAAGGCGTACGACACTAAGTACCACTCAACTGAAGAGCGGAAGAAGTACCGTGCGTTCCTAAATAAGAAGAACAGAGACGCTGGCACATACGGGAACGGAGACGGGAAGGATTACGACCACGACGAGGCACGTATGATTATGGCCAGACGCAACAGAAGCAAGAAATGAAGAACGAAGCATTCAACGATTGGCTGTTCCACTATAACCCATACGAGGATACGTGGAATGCATTCACTCGTGATTACTCGAACGATTACTTCAACGGAGTGGAAATCCCACAGGGGAAGTACCTCCAGAGCAAAGACATCAAGATTATCCTACATTACATCAACTGGAATGGCTAAGTCACTGAAGAAGAGAGGCAACAACACCAAGGGTGTCAAGCGTGTGAGTGCCGACAGAGCAACTGTTGGTGTTCGTAATTTTGAGATTATCAACAGATTAGGCAGTGGAAGCTAAGAAGAAGGACCCGGCGAAGTGGAAGCGCATCGTCGCCAGCGTGAAGGCAGGCTCTAAGGGCGGAGACCCCGGTGAGTGGTCAGCACGTAAGGCACAGCTGGCCGTACTTAGATACAAGAAGTCAGGCGGTGGATACTCAGGCCCTAAGAAAGAGACGAGCCTATCTAAGTGGACCAAGCAAGACTGGACGACCTCCGACGGTAAGCCCAGTGAAGGCAAAAAGCGCTACCTACCCAAGGCTGCGTGGAGTGCAATGAGTGCCGCAGATAAGGCCGCAACCAACCGTGCGAAAGCTAAGGGTAACAAGTCTGGTAAACAGTTTGTACCACAACCCAAAAAAATCGCCGAGTGGGCGGCTAAATTCCGTAATTGATGAAAGCTAAGCGTACAGACTTGAAGAGACCCAACGAGGTTATGGTTAAAGCACCGAAAGGCTACCACTGGATGAGCAAGGGTGGACGCTACTTCCTTATGGAGCACACGGGTGAGTTCGTCCCGCACACCGACGCTGCGATGGAGATGCCATTCAAGGTCATTCGTCAGCATTGATAGCCTCACGGCCCTCCAGCTTCCTGTAAATCTTCTGAACGAGCAATCTCCCCTTCTGGGTGAGCGCATACCTAGCGGCGTATCCCTCACTGCTCGATATCCCGAACATCTGACGTACGTCACTCTTAAGGCTGTGCTTATTGACGTACACATCTATAATACCAGCATCCAGCAGTGGCTTAGTGTAGAGAAGTCGCATCTTGTTGTCTGATATGGCCGCAAAGTGTGTTCTGGCATACATCAGAGTGAAGAACTCTAGGTCATAGATAAATAGCAGGAACTGGAACTGCCCGGGCGTGAGCTCAAACTTCTGACATACATCCAATTGTACGTGACGTAGATACTTGAGATAGTTACGTGCTATATCTCTGGCTGGTAGAATCGCATACTCCCGCATACGTCTGGAATTGCCTCCACGTCTCATATTGTATTTGTTTTGTAAATTCGTAGCAAATTTCATACATTTTTCATTACAATGAGCATCCCCCAAGAAATTAGAGACGAGCTTTACGAGGAGTTTACTGGCCTTGTAGCACAGATGAACGGCCTTATTATTAAGCACGGCCTCGAAGACTATGGATTTGTTGTGGCAGCCATTGGGGTAGTATCTCCATCGGAAGATGACGAGGATTCAGAGATGGACCTTGCGTTCTCAGTTAATGTGAACGACGAGGACGAACTGGACGAAATCGTAGGCTTCATCATCGAAGGATACCAGCACCAGCAACGCAACGACACAAGCAGCGTAGATTACTGGCTGCGGCGTATGGGAGGAAAAGACTCAGACTTAAACTAAGCAATATGATTAGAAAGATTATTGTGGGGACGAATCCTAAGGACGCCCTAGCATACGTCGTAGGCAATAACGCCGGAAACGACGGAACCATCGCAGCCATCGAGCTTGATGAGCGCACATTCGCTAAGTACGGACGTAAGGATTACACCATCTACATCCAGAATGCTGACGGCACGATGCCTTGGAAGGAAATTATCGGTATGCCAGTGGTAATCGAAAACGACTGCAAGTTCTGATGAAGGTTCTACACGAGTTTATCGTACGTATGCCCAAGAAGTTCAAGGACACCATTAAGTTCGGTGATACTGAGATTTTCTTGGACTCTAGATTCGACGAGTTTGCCAACCGCATCTCTGAGGCTGAGATTGTCGCAACCCCGATAAAATTCCCAACCGGAGCCAAGGAGGGCGATACGCTGTACTTCCACCACCACGTGGTGCTAGACAAACGTGCAGAAATCGACAAGGAGCTGTACAGAGTGAAGTTTGACCCAGACGGTGGTTACGGCTCACAGGCTTACGCCTACAAGGGTGATGACGGAGAAGTGAAGGTTCTCACCGGATGGGTGTTTCTCATACCGGAGGAGGCCGAAGAACCAACATCTGATTCTGGACTGATTATCTCTATGAAGAAGGAAGTCAAGATGGAGGGAGTCATTCGCTTCGATACCCCCGAACTGCTTGAGATGGGAGTGAAGGCTGGCGACAGAGTAGGCTTCAGCAAAGAATCTGACTATACGATGGATGTGAACGGTGAAAAACTCTGGAGAATGACACCTAACGACCTGCTGTATGTCAAGGAAGAAGTCTGAATTCACCACCATTGATGCGGCCATCAGACTTATGGAGTCGATGGAGGTCGCCATCAACAATATGATTGAGGAGATTAAGAAGCCAGTCGACCCGGAAATCAACGGGTCTGCACGCAAGGCTGAGCTCCAATCAATCAAACAGACGGCAGTTGATGTTCGTGAGCTTCTGCAAGAAAGGCAACGGCTCGAGGAGATGATTAAGATGCTATCCGAGAACGGGAGTATGGGTGAGCAAGTCGACTTTGCGGGTGGCTTCGCTGAGAAATTCAGGAAGTAATGGCTGGGCTAAGGAAGGTTGATGGATATAAAGACTTCTTGGTGAACATCTGTCCGGATGATTCGCAGGGAGATGTTATTGAGATATCCGACATCTTCATCCAGCTACCCAAGAAGCCAGCTAAGACAGAGATTCTGTTCCACGACAAGAAGCGTGAGGAGCAGATGTGGAAGAGATTGCCAGTACCTCAGGACTTAGTGCGTGTACGCTCTATGGATGAGTGGATGGAGCAGCCCAAGGAGTTCCGTATAAAACATAATGCTTACATCGAGCAGGAGTTCCACCGCCGTAGGAACGGTGTGTGGTTCTATAATAACGGTGTTCCAACATATATTACTGGACATCACTATATGCTACTGCAGTGGAGCCAGATGGACATCGGTTACGCCAGCTTCCTAGACTTCCAGCGTACAATCTTCCTACATCTGGAGGCGTGCAAACAAGACCCGAGGTGTGTGGGACAGATATACACCAAGTGTCGACGCTCAGGTTACACCAACATCTGTGGTTCTGCACTGGCAGATGAGGGTACTCAGGTATCCAATAAGGTGCTAGGCATTATGTCCAAGACAGGTAAGGACGCACAGGAGAACATCTTTATGAAGAAGCTACTCCCGATGTTCCGCTCCTACCCATTCTTCTTCAAGCCTATTCAGGATGGTACGACCAACCCACGTGTGGAGCTCGCATTCCGTGAGCCAGCTAAGCGAATCACAAAGACCAACAAAGTCAGTGGGCAGACCGAAGCTCTTGATACGGTAATCAATTGGAAGAACTCAGTTGCCAACGCATACGACGGTGAGAAACTACACTATCTATACCTCGATGAGGCCGGAAAGTGGGAGAATCCGCTCGATATCAATGAAGTTTGGCGTGTACACAGGACCTGTCTGCTGGTAGGTAAGAAGATTGTAGGTAAGGCTATGGTCGGCTCAACTGTTAACCCTCTGGATAAGGGCGGAGCCAACTACAAGAAGCTGTACTACGACTCGGACCCCACCAAGCGTAACGAGAACGGCCGCACTAAGAGTGGACTCTACAAACTGTTTATCCCAGCATACGAGGCACTGGAGGGATTCTTCGACGTGTACGGTATGCCCGTGGTTGAGGACCCAGCGGAGCCAACGCTTACGATGGATGGAGACATCATCAGCATCGGAGCTAAGACGTATCTATCGAACGAGCGTAAGGCACTGATGCACGACCCGTATGAACTCAATGAGGTTATCCGTCAGTTCCCGTGGAGCGAGGAGGAGGCATTCCGTGACTCCACCAAGTCATCTCACTTCAACGTGGGAAAGATTTACGAGCAGTTGCAGCACAACAGAGAGTTATACCCAAGCCCCGTAATCAAGGGCAACTTCGTGTGGAAGGACGGCAAGCCAGACACCGAGGTTCTATGGAACCCAGACGCTAGCGGTAGATGGACGGTTACGTGGCTACCACCCGATGATATTCGAAACAAACGAAAGACGGAGTTCGGTAAGGTATTCCCCGGGAATGACCACCTAGGAACTGGAGGAGTTGACTCCTATGACCTCGACAATACGATGGACGGACGTGGCTCTAAGGGGGCCTGCCACATCTACAATAAGTTCAATATGAGCTATCCGTCGAATATGTTCGTGGCTGAGTACGCCAACAGACCTCCGCTAGCCAGAATCTTCTATGAGGATGTACTGATGGCCGCAGTGTTCTACGGATATCCACTGCTCATAGAGAACAACAAATATGGGATAGTACGATACTTCGAATCACGAGGATACGACGGATACATTATGGACAGACCAGAGCACCTAAGGGCCCCCGGTTCTAGTTCCAACGTCAAGACCAAGGGTATCCCATCTAACTCACAGGACGTGATACAGGCCCACGCACAGGCTATCGAGGCGTACGTACACGAGCACGTGGGTCTTAACGCAGAGAGTGGTGATTACGGTAAGATGTACCTAGATAAGACCCTCGAAGACTGGATTGGTTACCGAATCGACGACCGAACTAAGTTTGACTTGACCATCAGTTCAGGTCTCGCACTGCTCGCAGCACAGCGTGTAAAACAGGAGCGTAAGTCAGCAGATATGTCATCAAAAGTATTCCTCAGGCGATTCAAGGACATAACTCGCTAACCTGCAACACATTATTCGGTATATTTGCACATAAACTGGGGATAAACAATAGGTATGGAAAGCAATAACAAGCAAGGGAACTTCCCTGACCCACTAGCTTCTCCCGATGCTAAGGCGGCTAAGTCCTACGGACTGAAGTACGCTAAGGCCATCGAGTCGCAGTGGGGACATACAGACGACCACGGAAGTATTTTCCGTAAGCGTCTCGATGAGTTCGAGCGATACAGAGACTACGCCAACGGAACTCAAGACACAAAGATTTACAAGCAGATTCTAAATTCGCTTGACCCTAACAATGGAGATGGCTCTCTATTGAACATCGACTGGTCACCGGTCCCCATCATCCCTAAGTTCGTTAAGATTGTAGTAAACAAGATTCTCTCTAAGAATCCATACCCCAACGTAGAGGCAATCGACCCACTCAGTATTACGGAGAAGGAGCGCAAGAAGGCTGAACTCAAGTTCAATGTGAATAACAGAGATATGCTACAGCAGGCTCAGCAGGCTGGAGTTGACATCGGTACTAACCTAGAGAAAATCCCCGACACCCCAGAGGAGGCTGAAATTTTCCTAGAGTCAAACATCAAGACAAACGCTGAGATTGCCGCACAGATTGCAGCCAACCTCACACTTGAGTGGAACGAATACAACCACACCGTACACCGCAGATGCGTAAACGATTTGGTGCAGGTAGGTATGGGCGTCACTAAGAATGAGTACGACCCAAACTACGGGCTCGTAGCCAAGTACGTTGACCCGGCATACTTCATCCACTCGTACACCGAGGACCCACTGATGAACGACCTGACCTACGCTGGTCACGTTAAGCGTATCACCATTTCGGAGCTTAAGCGTCTGGCTGGTGATGAGTTCACTGAGCAGGAGTACGACCAGATGGCTCGCAACGTACAGAATAAGTACGCCAACGACCCAAACAAGCTGTCTCACTCTTACTACGACAGAAACCTACAGCGCACAATCTTCGGATACGACGAGTACATCGTTGAGGTTATGGATTTCGAGTTCCTGTCAGTTGACGACATCTTCTACGAATCTAAGGAGTCTCGCTTCGGCAATGTAGGATTCTACTACAAGGGTATGGTATATCAACCACCCAAGGAGAGCGTATTCGACCGTAAGCCAGTGCGTATGTCATTCGTTACGTTGTACGGAGGTAGCTACATTGTGGGTACGAACAAGATGTACGGCTATGGTATGAAGAACAACCAGCCACGTAACATCCACGATATCACCAGAACTCGCCTGTCGTACAGTGCAGTTGCCGTGAATATGCGTCGTATGATACCTAAGTCTATGGTTAGCGGCATCGTAGGATTCGCCGACCAACTGCAAATCACTCACTTGAAGATTCAGCAGTCCATCGCCAAGGCTAAGCCTGACGGACTCATCATCGACATCGAGGGATTGGAGAACGTACAGCTCGGACAGGGTGGAGAACTTCAGCCATTGGAGATTCAAGACATCTACGAGCAGACTGGTATCTTCTACTATCGCTCTAAGAACCCAGAGGGAGGATTCCAGAACCCACCTATCCGTGAGATTGGTAACGCCGTCCGCAACATTGAGGCGTATGTAAATACATACAACCACTACCTGCGTATGATTCGTGACGCTACGGGTATCAACGAAGTGGTTGACGCATCTACTCCTAAGGGTGACGCATTGGTTGGTGTCCGCCAGCAGGCAATTGAGGCATCAAATAACGCCACGTACGACATTACTCACGCATCTATGATGCTGTACAAGAAAGTAGTGGAATACGTCGTTAAATGCCTTCAAATCGTGCCTCCGCAGTCTGTCATCTACAGAGTGTACGAGAACGCAATCGGTAAGGCTAATATGGAAGTTCTGGCATCATTCAAGGACCTGCCTATGTATAACTTCGGTGTACGTGTAGTACCTGAGATGTCCGACAACGACAAGGCTTACTTGGAGGCTAACATCCAGCAGTCCATCGCTCAGGGAGAGATTGACTTGGAGGATGCTATGGCTATCCGCAGACTTAAGGACGTAGACCAAGCCGAGCAACTACTGATTGTTCGTCGTAAGAAGCGCATTAAGCAGAGACAAGACATCGCAGCTCAGAACAGTCAGATGCAGGCTCAGATGAACCAGCAGACCGCCCAAGCTACGGCTCAGGCAGAGCAGCAGACAGAAGAAGTTAAGTTGAGTCTTGAGATGCAGAAGTTGCAGCTTGAGGCTAAAATCAAACTTGACCTTCTCGAGCGTGAGTACCAACTCAAGATTGAACTCGCTAAGGCTGAGGCTGAGGCACGTAAGGAGGTCAATCAGGAGGACAGACAATTCCGTATGAGCGTGGAGGATAAGCGTGAGATGGCTAAGGATGAGCGTGTGAAGAAGCAGGCAGTCGAGCAGTCAAAGCTAATCTCTCAGCGTAAGGGAGAGCGTGGAGAGCTCACTGACGAAGAGACTAACCTTCTCTCTCAAATTCTTGGCAATCAATAAGTTGGTATATTTGCACTATGGCCGCCCAGATTAACTTAGATACAGCACAAAGAGTAGACATCACCTGCAGAAAGGGTGACTCTTTCCGTCTTGAACTCACGTTTAAGGACGACACAGGTGCTGTAATCAACCTCACCGGATACACGTGGAAGCTTGATGTTCGTGAGACGGACACCTCCGCCTCTACAATCATCGAAGACGATGCGTTCTCCTACAGCGGAACCGCTCAGGGTGTGTTGACCATTACGGCAGCTCCCGTCACTATGGCCGCCGTTAGTGGAGGGCTCTATGTGTACGACCTTCAGAGCACTAATACTGGAGCCGTTAAGACGTGGTTGTACGGAATCTTCAAAGTAAATGAGGACGTTACGCTATGAGTGATATAACCATCAATAGCGGAGAGCAAATCAATGTAAGCGTACAACAGCCCACGCTTCAGAACACTATTGTCATCCCAAGACCAACCACCAGTCTCTCTATCAAGGGAGTCACTGGGGGTGGAGGCGATGCTCACTACACTCACGTTCAAGGGGTAGCTGAGGCTACTTGGGAGGTGACTCACAACTTAGGAAAACGAGCATCGGTAACGGTGGTTGACTCAACCGATAACGTCGTGATTGGCGAAATCGAATATCTAACAATGAACTCTGTACGTCTAAAATTTGCTGGAGCCTTTAGCGGCAAGGCATACTTTAACTAAGCACTATGGCACTCAATTATTTCTCACCGATAGATATGAACAAGCTCGAGATTATCGAGCCTAGAATTCATAACTCACTTAACGCACCGGGAACCCCAGTACCGGGTCAGATTTACTTTGACACCACCGTCAACAGTATGTTCTTCTACAACGGCACAGACTGGGTAGACATCAAAGGTGACATCCAACAGGTACTTGCCGGTGATGGTCTCACTGGTGGTGGCTCTGGCGGTTCGGTAACCCTTGACGTTGGTGCTGGTACTGGTATCACCGTAACCACTAATGCCGTAGGTCTTGACACTGCCAACACCCGTAACGTAGACCACACTGGTCTTGACGTTTTCGCAGGTAATGGTTTGACTGGTGGTGGTGAACTTACTGGTGATGTAACTCTTAACGTAGGTGTTACTGCTAACTCGGGTATTACTGTTGGTGCTAACGCAATTGAGCTTACCAACTACAGCAACCTCACGCAGTACAACATCCTTATGTGGGGCGCAGGTGGTCAGTTGGAGAACGCTCCAATCATCCGCACTGTTGACCTTGAGAACAACCCGACCATCACGATTCAGGCTAACCTTATCGTTACTGGTACCACTACGAGCGTCAACTCTAACGAGGTAAACATTGGTGACAGCATCATCAAGTTGAACTCTGACGAGGTTGGAACTCCTTCACAGAACGCTGGTTTCGAGGTTGAGCGTGGTACTTCTACCAACGTATCGTTCTTGTGGGACGAGGATGCTGACCGATTCACTACTGTAGACCAAAAGCTTCACGTAGGTAATGTTGAGTCAATCGCTAGCCTTGACAACCAAGACTACTTCTATATGTACGAAAACGCCGTCGGTGAGACTGGCGAGCTTAAGAAGGCTGGATTCACTGATGTAGCTGACCTACTCGGTGCACCTAAGTCATACACGCTTTCGGACATCCAAGGTAACGTAGTTAAGAATGGTAACGTATACACAATCACGCATACGTTCAATACCAAGATTATCTCAGTACAAGTAATCTCTACTTCAACGTACGAGACTGTGTTCGTGGACGTAGCACGTCCTACCACAAGCACTGTGACTGTATCGTTCGCCTCTACTGTAACGGATGGCGCTTACATCGCAATCCTTTCTGCTGCAAAGAGCACCGGAGATACCACAATTGAAGAGCCCCCACAGGGCCTACAACCATAACTAAATCATTGAATGGTAATTCAAAGGGGGAGGCAACTGTCTTCCCCTTTTTTATTTCGTAGATTTGTATATTGTATTAGGCTGGTAAACTATGAAGTTTTTATCTCAGATTAACGTCAACACGGAGTATACCCTGCCGATAGTTG